GGGTTGATCAAGAATGCCGTCAAGCTTGCTTGGACGCCAGGAAAGACCGACCGCGATACGCTCTACAAGAACGGCATCAACCCCGTTATCACTGAGCCAGGTGCTGGCACAATTCTGATGGGCGACAAGACGATGTTGGCGAAGCCCAGCGCGTTTGATCGCATCAACGTTCGTCGTTTGTTCATCGTCCTAGAAAAGGCGATTGCAACGGCAGCGAAATTCATGCTATTCGAGTTCAACGATTCATTTACTCGCGCCTCATTCCGCAACATGACTGAGCCGTTCCTGCGTGATGTTCAGGGCCGTCGAGGTATCTATGACTTCTCGGTTGTGTGTGATACAACCAACAACACCGGTGAAGTGATTGATCGCAACGAGTTTGTTGCTGACATCTACATCAAGCCAGCACGTTCGATCAACTACATCACACTGAACTTCATCGCTGTTCGTACTGGTGTTTCATTCTCTGAAGTCGTCGGCAAGGCCTAATTTTACCAAACAGTTCTAGGAGAACACACTAATGGATATCATGCAATTTCGGAATAAATTAGGAGCGGGTGGCGCACGACCAAACCAGTTTACAGTTATTCTCAACTTTCCTGTAGAGACTGGAATCACCACAGACGACACATCGCTACTAGTTTCAGCAGCAGCTTTGCCTGCATCGAACGTTAACCCAGCCATCGTGATGTATCGCGGTCGTGAGGTGAAGTTCGCAGGTGAGCGCACGTTCGATCCGTGGACGATCACGGTAATGAACGACACAGACATGAAGCTACGCAAGGCGTTCGAGCGTTGGTCTGATTTGATGAACAACCGGACCGACAACAGCGGCGAGGTTATTCCTAACTTCTATATGTCAGACATTGAGGTTAAGCAGCTGGATCGTAACGACGAGGAGATTCGTGGGTACAAGATCTTCAACTCGTTCCCGATCACTGTGTCAGAAGTTGGACTATCGTATGCGGCTAATGATGTTATCTCAGAGTTCAATGTGACGTTCCAATACAGCCACTTCGAAGTCACGCCTCTTTAATCTGAACCCGGATCATATATAATGGAAATTTTCGGATACAACATATCCAAGAGGGTACCGTCGCCTACTGAAAAGTCGATTGTACCCCCTGCGGATGATGGCGCAGTAGATTCATTCAAGGCAGCGGGGTACTACGGTACATATCTTGATCTCGACGGCGGGACAAAGTCAGAGAACGAGATGATTAAGCGGTACCGTAGTCTTTCGTTGTTTGCTGATGTTGACATGGCGATTGAAGACATCGTCAATGCAGCCGTAGCAAACCTCGAAGAAGAAGATCCTATCAAGCTGGACCTCGACGAGACAGAGCTTTCGCCGGCGATTCAGAAAAAGATACACAAAGAGTTCGAGAACATTTCGCAGATTCTGAATCTGCGCCACAAGATCCATGATTACTTCAGGCGTTGGTACATTGACGGACGGCTCTACTTCCACAAAGTCATTGACACTGCTAAGCCTAAGGAAGGGATCAAAGACGTTCGGTATATTGATCCTCGCAAGATTAGGAAGATTCGCCAAATTGAAAAGGCGAGAGACCCTAAGTCGGGCGTGGATTTTATCAAGAAGATCGATGAGTACTATGTATTCAACGACAAGGGTATGTCACCGATTCGAAACGTGACTATTCCCACACAGGGATTGAAGATCAAGAAGGACGCGATCTGTTTTGCTCCGTCAGGGTTGACGGACATGGACAGCAACATGATCTTGAGCTACATGCACAAGGCCATCAAGCCAGCGAACCAGTTGCGGATGATGGAAAATGCATTGGTGATTTATCGATTGGCTCGCGCACCAGAACGTCGTATCTTCTACATTGACACAGGAAACCTTCCAAAGCTGAAGGCCGAGCAGTACCTCAAAGACATCATGAACAAGTATCGCAACAAGATTGTTTACGACGCCGACACCGGCGAGTTGCGTGACGATAAGAAGTTCATGAGCATGTTGGAGGATTTCTGGCTTCCTCGCAGCAACGGCGGCAAGGGAACACAGATCGAAACATTGCCTGGTGGACAGAACCTAGGGCAGATTGCAGACATCGAGTACTTTCAGCGCAAGTTGTATGAGTCGTTGAACGTTCCAATTTCACGGCTTGAAGCAGGTGGGGGCCTCAATTTTGGCCGGGCGACTGAAATCACAAGGGATGAGTTGAAGTTCACGAAGTTCATCAACAAGCTACAATTGAAGTTTGCCACTATCTTCCTTGACCTTCTCCGTACCCAGTTGATCCTGAAAAACATCATGACGGATGCAGAGTGGGAAGAAGAAAAGTACAACATCAAGTTTCAGTTCGTACAGGATGCGTACTACCAAGAGACGAAGGTACAAGAGTTGCTTCGGGCTCGCGGAGAAATCCTGGGAATGCTTGATCCGTTCGTGGGTAAATACTATAGTAAGATCTACGTGATGAAGCACGTACTTCGTTTATCAGAAGAAGAGATTGTTCAAATCGAACAGGAGATCGCAGCTGATCCCCAGGACAATGCACCGTCACCTCCGTTGGGCGAGATAAACCCCAACCCCGATATTCAGCCTCCGGATCAAGCTCCTGAAAAGAAGCCACCCGCGAAGCCAGCAACAAAATCTAAGGAGAGTTCCAAATGATTCCTGAAGGACACGAACCTATCGTCAATTTCCTTAGCAAGGTTGTTGCAGGGGATAACGTCGAAGCTGGTCAGCACTTCTCAGACATTATGGTTGACAAAATCAACGCTGCGCTAGCAGATCAGAAGGTTGAAGTCGCCCATTCAATGTTCGGGAACAATGCATCCGTCGCTGAAGATGCTGACGAGGATGAATTTGAAGAAGACATTTCCTTCTTGAGCCAGGACGAGTACGACGAGCTTCCTGAAGACGAAAAGGCTGAGTACGAAGAACTCCCGGACGGTATTGACGAGGAGAACATCGTTGAGTACCAGCGCGGCTTGTGGCGCCCACCTTCGGACGTGAACAAGACAACAGGCGTGGCGAAGACGCCAAAGCCAGCTGTTGCTCGCACCGTTGCGAAGTCACCCGCGGCAAAGCCACCTAAGGTCAAGAAGATCAAGCCAACAACAAAGCCTAAGAAGGATCGTCTTAACGATTACTTCAGCATGCCTGCGCCGAAAAAGGGAAGCTAACAATGGACTTCAAAACTAACTCAGACATCACCAAGGGTATTGCTAGCGCATACTTGGCGGTGAGGCAGGACAAGGTTGAAGAAGCGTATGCAAAGACAGGCATAAAAGGTAAGGTTGAACGTCTAGCCAGAAAAGTTGTTCCTGGATACGGAAAGCATGTAGCTAAAGGACGCTATAAAGACCAACAGGGAGACGTAGAGATGTATGCAAGTCCTGCTACTTCCCAGGGTCGAGCAATGCGCCCTAGCGACCCTAACTATAAAGATGCAGCTAAGGCAAGTCGCACAGCTCATCGATATAGGAAAATTTCAAAGGGTAGGAGCCCCTTCAAGGAAGACGTTGAACAGGTTGACGAGCTGAAAAAGTCAACACTTGGTAGCTACATCAAGAAAAGTTCCCGAGAAGTTGAGAACGTCGCACATCACTCAGCAAGGAAGGCGATGGCAACACAAGAGCCTGACCTAAAAGCTAATCGAAAGGTTACTAAGCGGCTCAAGGGTATTGGAACTGCTACTGATAAATTGACTAGTGAAGAAACCGTTACTGAAGGTCCCAAGTATGCTGGTATGACCAAACACACTGAGACTCCTGGTGCCGCAAAGAACAAGGCAGCTTCTGATGCTCACAAAGACAAGGTCGCGGCAGATTGGGCGAAGACTAAGGAGCGTTGGGCACAATGGAAGAAGGCCAACCCCAAGGAAGCCGCCGCGCTTGCTGCCAAGAAGTCACGGTTCAATTCGTATAGAAAAGAAGACGTTGAACAGGTTGACGAGCTAAAGAAGTCAACACTAGGAAGCTATATCACACAGGCAGCAAGAGATATGAGCACCCATTCAGCCAATGCCCGTGATGAGTTCGAACGCAGAGGGACAGGTACTAAAAAGTACAAGGCGGCGCACATGAAGGTCTACAAGCGCGACCGCGGGATTGAGAATGCCGTAAAAAAGCTTAAGAAGGAAGACGTTGAACAGGTTCAGGAAATAAGTGTACGTCGTCTAGAGAGTGCAGCAAAGAAGCGGGCGAAGCAGGCGGACGAACATGAAGCCCAAAGAAATGACCTTACGAACAAGGGCGCAGGTGAGACAAATCTAGCTGATAGGCACATGGAAGCGGGCTTCCAATTAAAGCGCAAAGCAAGGAATCTAAGGAAATACGCCGCAGTAAAAAGCGCGCAGAAGTCTCCCATTTACAAAAGAGCAATGAAATATTCGAAGAGCATGGATCGAACCAAATACGAAGAGACTGATCTTGTTGAGTACGAGCGTCATACTGATTCGCGTGGACGCACCTACGATGACGAAGGCAACGTATCGTATGGTCGCCAGGCTGCCAGACTTGCCCGCGGCGATGATCGATGGGAGCGTTCAACTCGAAAGAAGTACAAGAAGCAGTCAGTCGTTAATCGCGCAGGGCCAGCTGGAGCTTCACGCAAAGTAGCCAAAGAAGAGACGGTTACCGAGCTGAAGAAGTCAACACTCAAGAGCTACATCAAGCACGCCGTCCATGACAAGTCAGATGCTGACTATCATACAGGTACCGTTACAGGTAAGCAAATTGAGCGGGGTGAAGAGGATGATAACAAAGTGTACAAAGCAATTGGAGATAGATTCAATAAAGCCTCTATCAACACTTCCATTCGTCGTTCTGAAAAGCGCGACAGAGGAATCAACCGAGCGGTCAGCAAGCTGGCTAAGGAAGATGTTGAAGTC